TGAACCTCATATTTATGTAATTTGTGTAGATACAGCCCGTGGAAAACAATTAGATAATTCAGCATTTACAGTCATTGATGTAACAGATTCTCCATATGAAGTAGTAGCTAAATATTGGTCTAATACAATTCCACCAGTATTATTAGCTGATGAAATTGTTCCTGTAGCTAAAAGATATAATAATGCTTATATTCTTTTAGAAATGGATGGACCAGGATATCAAGTAGCAGATGATTTACATCATATTCATGAGTATGAAAATATTTTAATGGTAGCTACAAAAGGAAGATCTGGCCAAATTTTAGCAACAGGATTTGGAAATGTAGGTAAAAATATTCAACGCGGTGTTAAAATGAGTACACCAGTACGTAGAACTGGATGCGCCAATTTAAAAACTCTTATTGAAAATAAAAAATTAATTTTTTATGATGCAGATATTAAAGATGAATTGATTTCATTTGTTTTAAAAAATGACAAATACCAAGCTGATGAAGGTAAAAAAGATGATTTGGTAATGACACTTGTAGTATTTTCTTGGTTAACAACTCAAAAACATTTTAGAGATTTGGTAGAAGCTAAACTTCGTGAGAGTTTACAAGAAGATTATGCACCAAATTTTGAACACGATTTAACACCTTATGGGTGGGTTGATACTGGAATTGAAGAAGAAGAAGAAATTTTAACTAAAGAATGTGTTTGGAAAAGTGCTCAAAGTGAAATTTGGGATGAATTTTGTAAAAGAGAACAAAGGAAAGCATCTATTGATATGGATAGACTTAAAAGATTACAGGAAGTTGGATGGGCTTAAAGTCTTGGAAATAATAAATATTTAATGAATTAGAATTAAAACATAATTGGCAAAAGATTATAAGAATTAAGGAGATACAAGATGGCATTTAATTTATTAAGTCCAGGTGTTCAATTTAGTGAAATTGATGATGATACAACGGTTGTAGGAACCGCTGAAACTGGTGGTGTTTTGGCTGGTCCTTTTACATGGGGTCCTGCAAATTTAAAAACGCTTGTAGATAGTGAAATTACTTTAAAAAACACTTTTGGTGAACCTGATAACGATACTTCTGCTACATGGTTTACAGCATCAAGTTTCTTACAATATGGAAATAATTTAAGTGTTGTAAGAGTAATTTCCGCAGATGCAAGAAATGCTGCGGTTATTAATGATGGTGTAACATATGTAGAACCTACTGTCCCAGGTGCAGGATATGTTCATGTGCCTACATTACAATTTTCTGGTTCTTCAGGAGCAGCAGCTACAGTAGTTGTTGCTAATGGAGAAATCGTAGATGTAATAGTTACAAGTTCTGGAGAAGGATTAAGTATTGATTCGCCTCCATCGATTACAGTTATTCCAACAGGTGGAGATATTATTACTGAAGAAGCGGTTTTAACTCCAGTTGTTGGTTTAAGAATTCAAAATTCAAACGACTATACAACCAATTTTGCTGCTGGTCAACAAACAGATAGTGGTGAATTTGCTGCCCGATATCCGGGTGATTTAGGAAATGGTATACAATGTTGGATTTGTGATAGTGCAGAACAATTTGCATTATGGCAATATAAAGGCTTATTCTCTAATCCTCCAGGGACTTCTGCATATACTGCGGCCTTAGGTGGATCAAATGATGAACTTCATTTAGTATTTGTTGATACTTTAGGAACAATTACAGGAACCCCTGGTGATGTAATTGAATCTTATGCATTTGTTTCTAAAGCTTCAGATGCTCAAGATTCTCAAGGGAATAGTATCTATTATCCAAATGTTCTTTTCAGTAAATCAAGTTGGGTTTATTGGTTAGATTTTCCGACAACAATTCCATTAAATAATTGGGGATCTAAAGCTAAGAATACGGTTTTTGATACTCTTTATGTAGCTGGAACGGCTGCTACTTCAACATTAGAAGCTGGTGTTACTGGAATTTTATATACAGCTAGAAATGTTGGAAGTGCTGGAAATAATATTACAATTCAATATACAAATCTTGGTACAAATGGAACAAGTGCTAGTGTATCTGTAGTTGGTACAGCTATTAATGTTACATTAGGTAATTCAACTTCAGGAACTGCTGGTATTACTACTGCAAACCAAGTTGTAAGTGCAATTAATAATGTTCCTGCCGCGGCAGCATTAGTTATCCCAATTGTTACAAGTAGTGGAACTGGTGCAGTTTATGCAATAGGTCATACACCATTAACTAGTGGATCAAATGCAATTCAATATGTTACTCTTCTTGAAGGTGGAAATGATGGAAATAATACTGTAACTGATGGAGAATTAATGTTAGGTTATGATTTATTTAATGTGGATGATTTTTCATTTGGTTTAATTTTGACTGCAAATTATGATGCAACTGTAGTTGGATATTTGATTACAGAAATTGCAGAAGAAAGACAAGATTGTGTAGTTTGTTTTTCACCTCCTCAAGATGCAGTTGTTTATAATGCAGGAAATGAAGCAACAGATATTGTTGCTTATGCAAATACTGTACCATATTCATCTTATGCATTTATGGATGGTAATTGGTCACAGAAATATGATAAATATAATGATGTTTATCGGTGGGTTCCAGGAAATGGAGATACAGCCGGATTATGTGTTTATACTGACCAAGTACGTGATCCATGGTTTTCTCCTGCTGGATTAAATCGTGGTAATTTAAAGGGTGTGGTTTCTCTTGCATGGAATCCAAAACAAGCATATCGTGATGTTTTATATCAAGCAAGTATAAATCCCATAGTTTCATTTGCAGGTCAAGGACCGGTTCTTTTTGGTGATAAAACATTTGTTTCTAAACCGGGAGCTTTTGATCGTATTAATGTTCGGCGTTTATTCATTTATATTGAACAAGCAATATCACAAGCGGCAAAATATACATTATTCGAATTGAATGATGATACTACTCGGACACAATTCCGTGGATTAATTGATCCATTTTTACGTGATATTGAAGGTAGACGTGGTTTATATAATTATCTAATTGTTTGTGATGCAACAAATAATACACCACAAATGATTGATGCACACCAATTCGAAGCTGATATTTATTTACAACCAGCTAAATCTATTAATTATATTCAATTAAATTTCATTGCTACTCCTACTGGAGTAGATTTCACTGAGATTGTTGGTCAATTCTAAGAAAGGTTTTAAGGAGATACTATTATGGCAAGAAGTATTACAGGGTTTCGAGCAGCCTTAACCGGATCTGGTACCAGACCCAATCTATTCCAAATCGTTTTACAATTTCCTAGTTTAGTTACTGGAGTGGGGGCTGCAAGTGGATTAGTTACACTTTTAGCCCAAACAAGTTCGTTACCAGCGGATAAATTAGGTGAAATTGAAGTACCATATATGGGTCGTAAAACTTACTATCCTGGTGATCGTGAATTTGATCCTTGGACAGTAACAATTATGAATGATGAAAACTTCTTAATCAGAGATGCATTTGAACTTTGGTTAAGTGCATTAAATGCCCATGTTGCTAACATTCGTAGTAATGCAGCGGCTACTCCTGCGGCTTATTGTGTGGATGCTTATGTTCAACAATATTCAAAGTTAGATGTTCCTACTATTAAACAATATAAAATGAATGGAGCATTTCCAACTGAAGTAGGTGCAATGGAACTTGATTGGGGAACAAACAACACAATTGAAAAGTTCCAATGTACATTTCGGTACCAATGGTGGGATGCTGTATCTGTTAATGGTCCTACAACTGATGGAGATGCTGGTCCTTTGAACGGATAATTAATCCGAATAAATAGATAAAGAGGGGAGATTAATCTCCCCTCAAAATAGGATATCATGGCTAAACATCAACACCATTCTGAAGAAACAAAATTAAAAATGAAAGCCCCTCATAAAAAATATTTAGAAAGTGTGAATCATAATGGCTAAAAATTATTTAATGGAGGCATTTCGGTTATTGGGATTTCAGATAGGAACTCAAAATCCTATCCAAAAATACAAATCATTTGCTATCCCAGCTAATGTAGATGGTGCCTCACAAATTGCCTCTGGTGGAATTTATGGAACTTATGTAGATTTAGAAGGTACAGCTAAAAACGAAGCTGAATTAATTACTCGGTATAGAGACATGGCCATGCAACCAGAGTGTGACCAAGCAATAGAAGATATTATTACTGATGCAGTTGTCCAAGAAGATAATCGTCCTGCATTATCAATTAATTTAGAACAATTAGAACAACCTGAAAGTGTCAAAAAGCAAATACATGATGCTTTTGATGAAATTCTTAAACTTTTGAATTTCAATGAAGATGGTATGGAAATTTTTAGACGGTGGTATGTTGATGGACGTTTATTTTATCATATATTAGTTGATCCAGATACACCACAAGAAGGTATTAAGGAACTAAGATATTTAGATCCTAGAAGAGTTCGTAAAATCCGTGAAATTAAAAAGAAATTAGGTGAAGGTGGAGTTGAAATTGTAGATTCTATTTTAGAATATTACCTTTATAATGAACGTGGAATTGTTAATGTTGAAGCAACAACGGCAATTGGAGTTAAAATTGCTCCTGATGCCATTTGTTATGTTCATTCTGGTTTAATTGATAGTACACGGAATATGGTTGTAAGTTATTTGCATAAAGCAATTAAACCACTCAATCAATTACGTGCAATGGAAGATGCTCATGTTATTTATCGGTTAAGTCGTGCGGCTGAACGTAGAGTATTTTATATTGATGTTGGTAATATGCCAACTAACCGAGCAGAAGCTTATATTAAAGTTATTATGAATGACTTCCGTAATAAATTAGTATATGATTCTGATACAGGAAATGTTAGAGATGACCATAAATTCTTATCGATGCAAGAGGATTTTTTCTTACCAAGACGTGAAGGTGGACGAGGAACTGAAGTAACAACTTTACCTGCTGGAACTAATCTTGGACAAATTGAAGATATTATGTATTTCCAGGAACGGTTATATCAAGCTTTACATGTTCCTAAATCACGTTTAAAATCTGATGGTGGTTTTGGTGTTGGTCGTGAAGCTGAAATTTCAAGAGATGAAGTTAAATTTTCAAGATTTATTGTAAAACTTCGTAAAAGATTCGATCATTTAATTAAAGAACTTTTGAAAATTCAATTAGAATTATGTGGAGTTATTACTAAAGATGAATGGGGAGATTTTAGAGATAATATAACTATTGCTTATCAAAAAGATTCGGTCTTTACTGAAGCTAAAGAACAAGAAATTTGGACAAAAAGACTTCAATTATTAACTATGATTGACCCAGAATCTCCTGTTGATAGATATTTTTCAAGAGAATGGATATTCAAGAATGTATTAATGTTAGATGAAGATCAAATTGAAATTATGAAAGACCAAATTAAAAATGAAAAACCTGAAGTTGATGACGAAAAAGAAAGAATCGCTTCTTTAGAATCTGGTGTATTTGAACAGGAACCTCCACCAGCACCTAAAAAATCAAAATCGGAGAAAAATAAATAATGAAAACAAAAATTTATGGGGCATTTGGGCAATTACATGCCAAAAGAAATTATACACAAGAAGAATTGGATAAAACAATTCATGGGTTAGAAGCTGAAGTTGATATAATGGAAATTATACCCGAAATTTTAAAAGAAGTGAAAATACTAAAGATTAATTGGAATTTAGAATAGGAGAATATATGACACCAAAATCCGTTAAAAATATAGTTCTCTCTTGCGAGAATCAGGCACCGTATTCTCTAATCAGTAATGTAGATGAAATTCTTACTGAAAAAGTAACGAAAGCCTACAATAAGAAAAAGAGAGAATTAAATTCGAAAGTTTTAACAGAAGGAAAGAAATTATTATTGGAACCTGAAAAAGATAAAGATCCATATGAATCTTATGAACCTAAGGTCCGTGAAGCTATTGATTATACTGTGGAAAGTGTATTAGAAAATAATCTCGAATTAGAAAATACTATCCAAATGGCTGC